CAAAAACAGGATAAACAGTATCAGCATCTGTATAATAAGCTATATGAGGTCCATTTGAAGATGAATCAGTACCCATGACAGTTAATCGATGAGTTGTATTACTAGTTCCGAATCCAATAAGACTATTGGAGCTTACGACTAAAGCAGTTTGCCATGTTATTTCATTGCCTGCAACAACATTACATCCTGTCATAATCATAAAACTGCTATTTTGTTTACTGACCATGAAGTTTCCACTTGCAGTACTACTCATCCAATAATTACTATCTGCGTTCCAATATCCATCATAGACTTGCGAAATATTATTATGTGTCCAATTGCGTTGTTCAAAAACAGGATATATAGAATCTAAATCAGTATAATAAGCAATATGAGGACCATTTGATGAAGAGTCAGTACCCATGACAGTTAATCGATGAGTTGTATTACTAGTTCCAAATCCGATAAGACTATTTGAACTGACTACTAAAGCAGTCTGCCAAGTAACTTTGGAACCTGCATCTACATTGCATCCGGTCATAATCATAAATTGGCTATTTTTTTTACTGAGCATGAAATTTCCACTGACAGAGCTGCTCATCCAATAATTGCTATCTTTATTCCAAGCAGCATCATAAACTTGTGATATATTATTATGAGCTTGATTGTGTTGTTCAAAAAGAGGATATAAAGAATCTAACTCTGTATAGTAAGCAATATGAGGATTTATCCCTTTTATAGTTAATTGATGTGATGGATTACTTCTGCTACCGATCATAATATAATTATTCGAACTTACTGAAATCGCAGTATTCCAAGTAATTTGATCACCTACTGCTACATTGCATGCTGTCATAATATTAAAACTACTGTTTTGTTTACTTACCATAAAGTTTCCATTGATAGATCCACTTATCCAATAATTATTCTCTGCACTCCAAGTTCCGTCATATACTTGTGATATATCATTATGTGTCCAATTTCGTTGTTCAAAAACTGGATAAGATTCATCCGCATCTGTATAATAAGCTATATGCGGTCCATTTAAAGAAGAATCAGTACCCATGACAGTTAATCGATGTGTAGTGTTTCTAGTACCAAATCCTATTAGACTATTCGAGCTTATAGTCATAGCAGTTTGCCAATTAATCTGATCACCGGCAGCTACATTTGATCCTGTCATAATAGCATAACAACTATCGCGTTTAGTGACCATAAAGTTTCCAGAAGTCGTACTACTCATCCAATAATTACTAGCAGAATTCCAGGCCCCATCATAGACTTGTGATATGTCATCATGTGTCCAGTTTCGTTGTTGAAAAACAGGATATATAGAATCTAAATCAGTATAATAAGCAATATGAGGACCATTTGAAGAAGAATCTGTTCCCATGACAGTTAATCGATGACTTGTGTTACTAGTTCCGAATCCAATTAGACTATTAGAGCTTACAGAAATAGCAGGTTGCCATGTAACTATATTTCCTTCTGTTACATTAGATCCAGTCATAATTGAAAATCGACTATTTTGTTTACTGATTATGAAATTTCCAGTGACAGAGCTACTCATCCAGTTATTACTCTCAACGCTCCAATAAGCATCATATACTTGTGAGATATCATTATGTGTCCAATTACGTTGTTCGAAAACTGGATATAAAGTATCAGTATCTGTATAATAAGCAACGTGAGGACCATTCATAGATGAATCCGATCCCATCACAGTTAATCGTCGAGTTGTATTACTAGTATGCAATCCGATAAATCCATTGCTATTGACGGTGAGTGCATTATTCCATAAAATCGAAGATCCTGCTGCAACTCCTGCAACAGATGCATAATTAAAATTAAGTGTGCCGTTATTTTTAGCAATTTGGTAATTATTATTACTGAATGAACTATACCAAATTGATCCATTTTTATATGAATCAAAACTTAAATATATATCATCATGTTTGTTATTATATTGTTGATATAAAGGATAATTTGAGTCACCTGTAACATATGTAGCAATATGTGGACCCATTATAGAATTAGATGGGCCTTCTAATACCAACCGATGAGGTGTCATATAATTTCGGACATTTGATGTTCCTATACTGGCAGATTGTCCGACATATATATTATAATTAAATTGTACTTCATTGCTTGTAATTCTAAAGGCGGATGGTGCATTTGATTCAGTTCCAAAAATTAAATGTTGTTCTTTATAATCACTATAAAGTCCTATATCATTGGATCTTGTGTCTGTAAATATATAGCCGTCTCTGGGGAGATATTCTAAGAATCCACCGATGGAATAAACTTTTCCTACAGATGAACTACTCATCTTTATTAAAATTATATAAGAATATTATATATCATAAAAAAGAAAATTTGATAAGCATAAAAAATCTAAAACTTAAAACAATGCCACTCTATTATACATTTAAAAGGCGCTACGATAACACTCAGGTTGATTTATCAACAATTGACAATTGACAATTTAATTTGTAAAGCTTTTAATAAAGAACATGATCCTGATATGTTTTCAGTAGAATACAATATATTCTTTATGTTCGAGAAAAGAATGGTCGAACGTTAAATTTAAAGAAGTTGCTCTAAGATTTCTACATACGGAATATATTTATGAATCATTTGTTTGTCGTGTCAGTCGTAGTTGAAGTCTTATTATCTTTACTCAAAACAATTAAGCTAACAATTTGTTGATAAAATTTGTTATAAATGATATAAAATATCAAGAGCAATAATAAGAACATTATCATAGGTATTGTTAATTTGCCTATCTTTTCTTGTCGATCAATCCATGCATCTCCCATGTAAAGACAGAATAAGTGAACAAGAACTAAGATAATAATAGAAAGTGTCATTACAAAGATTAATAATGTTAATATAGCTAAGCCTATTTTTTTGGGGTCTCTAAAATTATCTCGAATAGATTTAGGATTAGTCAGTGCGGATAAACCGTATGACATTTCAATATTTTTTTGCACATCATGGTGTATTAGATCATATTCAAATTCAACACGATCAGATGTATCTAAGAAAGTAACATCCGAATCTAATTTTGTATAGTTTGACATTTATATTAAAATAACAAAATTGTTGATAATAGTGCGCTAAAAAAAGTAGATCCATTTTCAAAATCTCTATAATTATTGTAATTCGCAATTACCATAATGATAACAGTTCCACCAATTAACATCGATTTTTTCTTAAATATTTTTTCTTTATTCGCAATATTTTTTTTCATATTAATTTTCATGATTTCCATTTCAATTTGTTGTTCTTTCATTTTAGCAGGAAACGTTCGCATTGTATTTATATCAGTACGAGTTCTATTTTCAATATATCGAATATCAACTAAATAATCATTAATATATGGGTTTAATGTCTTAGTATAGTTAAAATTAGGATCTAGTTTTTTACAATTTCCTTCTAGAATCGAAATGCCGCGTAATAGTAATAAAAATTTAGAAGAGATTAAAAAAGGTGCATCTGATTTATTTAAAGTATCTAATTTAAAAGTAGTAACATCTACTGTTTCAATATATATTAAAAACAGTAAAATAAACCGCTTAAAATAGGCAATGTTTTCTTTTTCAATTACAATTAAATCCATTTCTAATATAATATTCGTAATTGTATCAATATCTTTATCATATAAAGAAACTAAAAGATCATCAAATTTATTTTTGATAACAGGATCTAATTTTAAGACCATACCATAGTCATAGAATACAATTTTTCCCTTGGCAGTTATACCAACATTACCTGGATGAGGATCAATATGTACAATGCCATATTTAATAATTTGATCCACATAACATTCTATTAATTTAATAGAAATCTTTTCTGGACTATAGTTAGCTTTTTTAAGTTCTACTAGATTATCAATTTTAGTAGATTTAACATATTCCATCGTAATATAGTTTTTCCCACAATAATTTCGATAAACTTTTGGAATTTTAATCCATTTCGTGTTTTTAAACAGCTTTTGAAACGTTTCTATATTATCGACTTCTTTACCAAAATCGATCTCTTGCTCTAGAATCTTATAATATTCTGTAAATAAAATCTCAAATTCGATTAGCCTCTGATTATTCGTAATATATTTCATGATTGTAATAAACGTTAATATACCAGCAAAATCAGATTTAATAATTGAATCGATATTCGGTCTTTTAATTTTAATAGCAACTTCCTTGTCTTTTATTTTACCATAGTACACTTGACCAATCGACGCTGCTGCGATAGGTGTGGTATCAATATAATCATATTTATCAATAGGAATATCTTTATTCATTTCACTCCAAGGAATAGGTGTAACATTATCCTGTAATTCTTTTAGTTCATCGGTAATATCTTTAGGAAAAACATCACTTCTTGTAGATATAAATTGTCCTATTTTAATAAAAGAAGGGCCCATATAAACTAATTCATTTTTACACCAGGCACCTAATTGCTTATTGGTATACTTGCTAATCAGTCGTTTATTTTCAAATTTAACATAAAACTTAACAGTTTTATGGATACTTTTCAGTAGATCCATTTATTACTTTTATAGAATATTCTTTTATATAGCGATTATGTGAAAAAATTTGAAAATCATTTTTATATAAACGAATAAACACAAACTTATAAAGCTCATGGTGAAAATAAATGTTAAAATAGTATTATTAGAAGATGGATTATATTTGTTTTATCCAAAAACAAATACGGTTTTTGAATATAAATATCCTCATAGAATAGTAGGTCATATAGATAATGAGTTTAAAATAACAAAAAAATAATATCTTTATTGTTTTTATATAAACAATATGAAATTTACAGAAGATTGGTTTTCAAATAACATACCTACATGGGAAAAATATTTATCACATTATAAAAATAAGCCATTAAATTTTTTAGAGATAGGCAGTTTTGAAGGGCGTTCAGCTATATGGTTATTAGAAAATATATTGAAACATCCAAAATCAAAGTTATATGTCGTAGATGTATGGATTGACACAACCATTTATAATAGATTTATTAAAAATATTGAACCATATAAGGAAAAAGTAGTTATTATGCGAGGGCTTAGCAGAGATATGTTGCGACAGTTAAAACAGCCAATATTTGATTTTATATATATAGATGCGAATCGTCATAGTAAAAATGTATTAGAAGATGCAGTATTAAGTTATCCGTTATTGAAGCCAGGAGCCATGATGATTTTCGATGATTATACGAATAATAAGGAGCATGATATAAATTGTCCAAAGCCGGGTATAGATGCGTTTTTGAATATGTATATTCAAGAGTTAAAAGTATTAAAAACACAATGGCAGGTAGTAGTAGTAAAGCGTAAAACTCATTTACCACGTAAATTATGTTTTTCTGAGTTTTATAAAGAACCACATAAAGCTTCAGAGACACAGAAAAAAATAATGAAAAAGTACTAGGGCGGCGCGCTTCGCTCGCCTCTCCTAGCCTGCCCAGCCGCTAGCCCATATTATATGGTTGAATATTTAATAAGTAATCTGGCGGAACACCTCCAATGTGAATATTTTTTGTAATTATTTTTTTATCGCGAATATATCTTATAATTTTCCAGATTGCATCACGTTCAGATTGTTCATCATAGAATATATTAATCATTGGTGTTAGCATATATTTGGATAGTTTATCTGGTATACTTTTAAGTCCAATCTCTCGATATCTGTTGATAGTATCTATCTCACTAATAAGTCCAAATGGATAAGTATAATCTTCATTTGCAGTTCTAAAATTATATTTAGATGCACGACCAGGATCCCACATCACTAGTAAATAGCCGCAATTTGGTACATATATATTCTCATCATTGAATTGATACCTCCAATATCCACCAGGTTTAATTTTATGAATTAGAAAATTACCTAAATGTGCATCATTATGTAAATGATCTATAGTATGAAAGCTAAATATAGCAAACATTAGTTGCATGAATATACTTTCATATTGAGATGTAGTATGTTTTCTTTTAAACCATGTTTCTAGATCACTATCTGCAAGTTCATTGATAATAACATAATAAGAGCTATTTTTAGAAGGACCTGGGCAATTATCTAGTTTGCATGGAGACTTACATTTTAATATTTTATAAGTAATAGGCATATTCGGCGTACGTCCATTCTCTGCAAGTGCTGACATTTTTTCTAATAGTTTTGTTTCTAATGTATGATCTGTATTAACTGCCATAATTTTACATGAAAATTTCAATAATTTAGCGAAACCGCGACCCATATTTAAAAATGCTTCACCATAAGCTGATTCTGTTCCAATCCGTTTATTAAAATAGACCACAGGTTGCGCATTCTTTTTATCACCTTTAAAAAGATATAATTTATCTTGATATTCATTGATACATGGTTTAATATCATCAAGATAATTTGTAATAATATTTTTAAATTCAATACGTGCTTTAAGAGTATCAGATTTATGTAAAATAGGCGCGATTTTTTTATGAATTGCAGCAATTAATTTATTTCTGGCTATATCTATGTCTTTATCATCGACTTTTATTTCTGCGGTTACTGCTTCTTTGTTCACTGGTACTGATATTTTTTGTGTTTTCTTTATATGCTTATCCGCCGCACATAGTGAAACCAATTGCGAGTAAATACCATTTTTAGCTGCTTTATTTAATTTTCGCTGAGTCACAGGATCTATATCCGGATTATTACGCCAAAGATCACATATGCTACATATTTTTTCATATTTTTTATAGATAGGTCCATCTTTAGATATTTTATGACCTGTTTCAGGATTTATATTTGGGTTATTTTTCCAGGCTATACATAGAGATGATTCCATTATATAATATATAAATAGGTTAAAATTTTTTCTAAACAAAAACAATTATATCAAATAAAGTAAGATAATAAATGCAATATGTATTCGGAAAAGAGATAAATAGAGGACGTTATGGTATAGTTTATAAAGCTCGAAAGAATGGTAAAACCTATGCTGCAAAAATATTGCCAAAGTATAGGATAGATTTTTCACATGAAAGAAATATAGCTATGATTGAACGCGAGATAGCAAATCATAGAAAAGTAAATGGTAATTTAAATGTTATAGAATTGTATGAAATTGTAGAAGATTGGGGAAATTATTATTTGATTCAAGAATATTGTAGAAAAGGTGATTTGTTAACCTATATGCATAATAATAAATTAGATTTAATAACAATAAAACAAATTATAAGAGATTGTTTAAATGGGCTAATAGCATGTCATAAATCAGGATTTATATTTGGGGATTTGAAGCCATCCAATGTTTTAGTAAGTAATGATAATCGATTTAAATTATGTGATTTTGGTGCTACAGATAACTGCAATGAAATGTATTCAGGTAGTACAAATGTGCGAGGAACAATTCTTTATATCGCTCCAGAAACATTAATTTTTAAAGAAGAACATGGTTTTATCGCAGATATGTGGGCATTAGGTATAATGTGTTATTATTTATTATATGAGAAATATCCATATAAATTAGATTGTAATCGTTCTGAATTTATAGAGCAAGTTAAAACCACTGAAATTGCATATGATAAAATACCCAAATTTAGTTTTTTTGCGGAAGATTTTATGAGAAAATGTTTAACAAAGAATAAATTAGAACGTATTACGCCTGAAGAAGCATTAAATCATCCGTTTCTAAAATAAATCTCTTAATAAATAATATATAATGAGTACCGAAGAGATTTTAGTGACTAGTTTTGAAAATGATCTATCATGGTTATCAAATGTACCAGAGTCTATAGGTATTACTATCTATAATAATAATCCAAACAGACGCATTATTACACGTTTTGGTTTTGGATATTTTAAAATTCCAGTGAATTGTGCACCTGCTCGTTCTAAAATTATTAATAAATTTTATAATGAACCGATTGATAGTATATATAAATCATATATTATAAATAACTATGTAAATCTACCTGATAAGATTATTATAGGTAATTATGAGAAAACTTTATCTAAATCCAAGATTACTCAATATTCTCTAGATAACATCCGCAACACAACAGATTTAGATATATTCTCATATGATGAACCTATCTATACTCCTTCTCAACCTATATCTATACCATTACCCTTCAGAGAGTCAGTATCAGAGCCTGCTCAAGAACAGGTATTAGAGCCAATTTCAGAACAAGAACAAGAACAAGAAAAAGAGCCAGAGCCAGAGCCAGAGCCAGAGCCAGAGCCTGAATCACCTTCTGTATTAGATGATGAAAATATACTAGCTATGCCAAATGAAATTTTAGAAAAATTCATATAAGATTACCGTGCTATATATAAATAGAAATAATAAATGTCATTTAGTTTTAAAGATATATGGTTTAATAATCCACAATGGTGGTTTTCTCAAGATTATGATAAAGAAATTACGGATAAATATGAATATTTATTGAATCAACCAGATCCCATAGATCCTATAAATACAATCTTAATCTATGATCAATTGCCGCGGCATATATATAGAAATGGTCCAAATGATCATATTATCAGTTATTTTTTACAGAAAGCCTTAAGTATTAAAATAGATTATGATAGATTAGATGATAATGAATATTGTTTTGCTATGTTGCCATTAAGACATACGAAAGATTTTAAGTTTATTGTAAGCTGCGTTCTACCACAGACGTGGGAGCGTATTTATAAAAGTAAATCGCCTATATTAGGTCGATTTCTGAAAGCGACTTATGAAAGATGTCCGCTAGTTGGAGCAAAGTTAGATACTCGATTCCTTTTATCTTATTCATCTACGATATTAGCACATAATCCGATTATAAACTTTAAGCCGTTTTTAGGTGTTAAAAATATGACTGATAAAATAGTTATATCTTTAAGTGGTGGAGTAGATAGTATGGTTTGTAGTATGATGTTAATTCAGATGTATGAAAATATATCAGCCGTGCATATAAATTATGGGAATCGGCCGACAAATAATGAGGAGGAAAATTTTGTGGTAGATTGGTGTAATTCGATATTACATATACCATGTTATGTTAGACATATTTCAGAAATAAATCGTAAACAATGTATGGAATATGGATTTCGTGAATTATATGAGACATATACTCGTGATGTTCGGTATTTTGCATATAAAGAATTTGGCAAAGAATTTGGCAAAGAATTTGGCAAAGATGTGAAGATAGTATTAGGGCATAATAAAGATGATATAATGGAGAATATATTTACGAATATAGCGAATAAAAATAAATATGAGAATTTAGATGGTATGACGGAATATAGTACACAAGATGGTATATGTTTTTGGAGGCCACTTTTATATTTATCAAAAGAAGAAATTATAACATATGCACATGAGCATAATATACCTTATTTACCGAATAGTACGCCAACATGGTCCCAGCGAGGATTCAACTGTTGAATTATTTTTGTATAATACGTTGTAATCTATTATAAAACCTAGTATTTAAAGACTTGAAAACCATATAAGGAAATATCGCATTATATAATTTAGTGAGACATGGATGATAAAAAGTGTAGAAGCTCTAGAGCGCAAGCGGAAAAAAGATTTGTTACTGTGGGAGAAGCTGCTAGACTTACCGGATTGGAAATTCAAACAGTGCGGAAGATGGCTGACCAAGCATCTCTCGTATGCTATAAAACACCTTCCGGTCAAAGAAGGATTGATATTCACAGTATTCAGAAATTCTGTAGCAATGTTGTACATGATAAAGAAAAGCAAACTATTCAAAAACAAAATTTTATATATGCTAGGGTCTCGACCAAAAAGCAAGTGGACGACCTTTCTAGACAAATTGAATACATCTATAGTTCTACAACCGAATTCTCTAGTTATAGAACTATTACAGATATTGCTTCTGGACTTAATTTCAAGAGAAAAGGTTTGGCTACCATTTTGGAAGCCTGTTTACAAGGATCTATCGGAGAGGTTGTTGTTGCCCACCGTGACAGACTCTGCAGGTTTGGATTTGATTTCATCGAGCAATTGGTTACCAAAGCAGGTGGAACAATTAAGGTCATTAATGATTCTAACGACAAAACATCCGAACAAGAACTTACAGAAGATCTCTTATCCATTATACATGTCTTCTCTTGTAGACAAATGGGCAAGCGAAGCTATATCTCCCGTAAAATTAAAAACATTGAAAATAAAGATTTACCCAACCTTGGAACAGAAGAAGAAGCTTGATGAATTTATAGATACTTCTAGATACGTTTATAATCGCACTTTGGAACATATAAATAATGGACACAAAATTAACTTTATGGATTTAAGAGACTTATTAGTAACTGATCATACCAAAAAATATTATCCTGAATATAAACAATATGATGAATCTATAAATCAATTACAGAGTTTAAAAGTAGATGCCTCTACTGAAACTATAAAAGAATTAAATGAACAAATTAAAGCGATAAATACACAGAGAAGAACTGCTATGAAAAAATTTAAATATAAAAAGAATGAAATGATTCATCCTTTTGAAATTAATACACCTAAAGATATAAGAGCGAATGCTGTTAAACAATGTTGTGATGCTCATAAATCAGGTTTTTCAAATTTAAAAAATGGTAATATTAAACATTTTCATATGAATTATAAAAGAAAGAAAGATCCTATTCAAACCATAGAATTAAGTCATAAGAACATATCTATAAAAGATAACACTGTTAAAATCTGTCCTAGTATTTTAAAGGATCCGATTCTCAAAATAGATAAACATAATAATAAGTTAAAAAGAAAATTAAAAGATTTACAGATTGAAAACAATGTAGATATTCAAAGAAAAACTTCAGGAAGTGAGGTTGGCTATTATATTTTTATATGTGTAAAAATAAATCCGGTGCCTACAAAACATGTAAAGGTAGATAAAGTATGTGGTATCGATCCTGGTGTTCGAACATTAGCAACTGTCTATACTCATTCTATGTCAAATCATGAAACAATTATATCTGAATACAAAGATTTAGACTTGTTAGCTAAATATAATAAAAAAATAGATTCACTAAAAAGAAATAAAAACATAGCCATCTTAAAGAAGAATAAGAATAGAAAGAATTTATCAAAACGTAAAAGACTTCGAAAGAAACATCTTAACAAATTAGATAAGAAGAAAGTAGATTATACAAATCGGTTACATTGGGAATTTATAAATGATGTAGTGTCAAAGAATGACATTATATATTTTGGTGATATCAAGAGCCACGATATTGTCAAACATGGATATAACCATACATTGAACAGATGTTTTAATGATTTAAAATTCCATGTATTAAAACAACGATTAATATATAAAGCATCAATTCAAGGTAAGCAAGTGATTCTTGTTCCAGAACATTACACAACAAAAACATGTTCCTGCTGTGGTCTTATAAATGAGACTGTAGGCAGTAAACATGTCTTTAATTGTAGTAAATGTAATTTGAAAACAGGAAGAGACATGAATGCTTCCAAAAACATGATGTTAAAAGGATTGTTTTTATAATCCTTATAAAACCGTCTGCCTCCAGTGGCGGTTAGAAAGGACCGACTTTTCCAAATTAATAGAAAATATTAAGGATTAGTAGGGTTCCTGGAGCGGTCAGATAAGAAATAATATAGTTCCGGTGTTAAATAAATGGAATGCGCAATTTATACCAGCTTTACATGATTTATCAGATATAATGAAGGAATACAATGAAATAATGGATTCTATAATGGACGAAATGATAAATCGTTCTCCATTATATATGGATAAATTACATACATCCAAAATATTTTGGCGAGGATTATTGACTAAATTAGGTCATAAAAATATTAGTAATAAATCCCTGAATCATATGTGTGAAAGATTGAAGTATATTTCTATACCACAAAATACGATTAAAATAGCATTAAAAAAAGATTTATATTTAGATATTACGTTTAAAAATAATAAATATTTTCTTTATATAAATCAGAAAACTATATAAGACTAAGATAAATTAGTTAATTTAGTGAAGAACGGATTTAGTGGATTTTTCATTTTTATTATTAATACGGCGCATGTAGTTTAAAAGTAAGAACGTTGGTCTTATGAACCAAAAAAAAAGGAGCGTTACCTTTCTTGCGCAGCGTATGATATTTCAACCCCATACTTCAGTCTTAAAAATAAACGTTAACTTTATCCAAATACTTCTTTAAGTTTTTGAATTATATTAGGTATCAACTGTTAGATAATTTAATGTTAATTATTTACAAAGTTTCATAAAGTCTATATATTTAAAAAATTTCAAAAATTATATGTCATTTTTATAAAAATTTGAAAACATATAAATATTGATTTTTATATATATTTAATGATTGCATGGTGGAATTCTAAAACCATTGACAATACGAATCGCTTATGGAAACCTGGA